TGGATGGAGTGAACTTCCTGGTGGCAGTAAATTATAACGTAGAGCAAAAAGTAACTGCAGTGGGAGCAAATACTGTAACTACGGACCTGAACTCAGCTGGTCTGGCAGATCCCACTTTTTTTGGTGAGATTGAAAGCCGGTATGACTTCTACAGTGGATGGGATGAATACGTTATTGTATCAGCTGCCATTTCTGCACTCATTAAGGAGGAAGCAGATGTGTCTGCATTATTTGCAATTAAGCAGCAGCTGGCGGACCGGATCATTGCAGTCTCAGAGATGCGTGACCTGGGAGAGCCAACAACTGTGACTGATGTGAGTTCTTACAATGCACTTATAGTATGAGCAGAATACCATTTACTCAGCTTTCAACTGGCAACGCTGCAACAGACCAGGTACAGGGTTACATTGCAACGGCCCTGGATCCGCTTCTGCAACTTCCCTTTGCAAGTGGTAACAGGGTGCAGGATGTGGAGATTACTACCTCAGATACTATTGTGGATCATGGACTTGAGGTGGAGCCGGAAGGGTGGATAATTTTAAAACAGAATGCAGCCCAGGTAATATACGAATCAGCAACTGTAAATGATTTTCCAGAAACAACAGTAATCTTAAAAGCAGGCGGAACTGTAACTGCAGATTTATTTTTCTTCTAAGGTATAACTATGGCAACTTCAGGAACAAATATTACATCTATAAGCAAACCGGCAGTAGGAGTTGACACTGGACCAACCTGGGCCGATAACTTAAATACTTCCCTGGATGGAATTGACAATCACGATCACTCAACTAACAAGGGAGTCAGGATTACACCAGCTGGATTAAATGTAAATGCAGATCTGGAATTTAACCAGAACTCTGCAAGCGAACTGAAAAACGTAATCTTTGACTCTTCAGTTACAGCTGCTACAACATCCTACTCACTCTACCAGGCAAGCGGAAATTTGTACTGGAGAAATGGATCTGGAACAGCTGTGCAAGTCACACTTGGAGCTGCAGTTAATTCAGGATCTGGCAGTATTTCAGGAATGGGTGGAACAGATGCAGGAGCATCATACACTGATGGTTCCAAAACATTTAACTTCTTCACAGATTCCGGTAATTCAGACTATGGCAAAATGGCTCATGCAGACCTGGTTCTGTTTAAATTCTCAGATGACAACTCAGCTGATACTGACTATGTGACCATTGCAGCCAATGCAGCAGTTTCTGGATCTTCTGGAACAATTTATGTTCCTTCAGAAAATGGAACCTTCCTGACAACTGCAACCAATTATGCTGGTGCAATCAATATTGCAACTTCCTCAACAAACTATCCAATCAGTCTCAAACCTCATGGAACTGGTCATGTTCTTGTTGGTAATGGCGGAGCAACCGGCAAAGTTACTTCTAATGGTGCTTACGATTTAATCCTGGACACAAACTCTGGAACCAACAGCTCAAGCATCGCAATTACAGATGCAGCAAATGGAAGCATTTCTTTTATTCCAAATGGAACTGGAGAAATTGTAATTGGCAGCGGATCCGCTTCAGGAAAAATTACATCTTCAGGTGCACATGATCTGGTTCTTGATACAAATGCAGGGACCAACAGCTCAAGCATCGCAATCACTGATGCAGCCAATGGTAATATTTCTTTTATTCCAAATGGAACAGGAAAGATTTTAGTTGGAAGTGGAAGTGCAGCTGGTGTAGTAACTTCCAGTGGTGCACATGACATAACCGTAAGTACCAACAGTGGAACTAACAGCTCATATATTACAATCACTGATGCTGCCAATGGGAACATTAACCTGGTTAATAATGGTACTGGTGAAGTTGTTGTAGGAAGTGGTGCAGCTTCTGGAAAGATTACAACTTCAGGTACACATGATCTGGTCCTGGACACAAATACAGGGACAAATTCTGGATCCATTAAAATCACAGATGGTGCAAATGGAGATATTGTAAACGATACAAACGGAACAGGGGACCACGTTTTCAAGGTGGGAACAACCACAGCACTTACAGTCTCCTATGCAGGAGGTAACACAACTATCACAGGAGCATAATGGCAGATCTAATTCTCAAACCATCTTCAGGATCCGGCAACAAGGTCAGAATCCAGGACCAGACCGGTTCCGATAATTTGATTATTGATGCTGATGCATCTATGACCGGTGTGAAGCCTCACATAATCCCCGGTGTTCTATATCCTTCATACGTTGCGTCTGGAACTAGCAACAAATTATTGGATGGTAGTACAAGTCACTCAGGCGCATTTGGCACTGAACAGTCTGATGGAAGGAAATATTATTATACCAATATCAACGGAAGCAAGCCTATTAAAGATCCTAGAATTGGCGCACACTTTGGTAGTCAGAGGCATAAAACAAAAACATTACTACTACTGGAACAAGAGACTGCAACTCATGGTGGAAATATTTATTCTATTGATGGTAGAGAATGGATGAGGGCATATTCAACTGGTGGAGGAATTGCTTCAAGAAATTGGTCAACAGGACATTTACTAGAATGGTCAACAGATTGTACTGGTTGCTATATTGAAATTGTAGGTTATTTTAATGATATTAATTTCCTAGTAGTTACTGATACTAATAGAGTAGATGATATTGATTTCAAGATATGTTGATGCAGTTTCAGTTATAAATGGAGGTTCTACATTATCAGCATCATTAGGAACTACCCCTGCAATTAATACAGTTAAGTATGAAGCAAAAACTGGTTCTAGTGAATATATTGCTATTGGTGGCATAGAACTAATAGCACATAGTTTATTTACTGATGCGACATGTGACTACAATAATGATCCAACTATAACACATGATGCTAATACAAGAATGGTTGCAGGAATGTCCGTAACTGGTACAGGGATTCCAACTGGAGCAACTATTGCTTCCGTTACCAGTACCACAGCATTTGAACTTAGTGCATCAACTACAGGGGGAGCAGTTACAAATGGAACTTTAACTTTTGGAGTAGCTGATCTTTCAATTCCAGCACAAAACGTAGTCTCGTATGGTAAAAAATTCGCAATAAGTGAAGTTGCACAACACTATGATCCTTTCAATGGCTTTACTAACAGCACTTCCCTCCACTCTGCATTTGTAGATACTGCAACCTCGTTAGGTTTGTCTTCTGCACCCGGCTCATCAGCATCATGGGCAATAAGTGGTTCTAACAACATAAGACCTTACAATGGCGGAAGAGTAGTCAAATGGGTAGATGCGTCCGGCAACATAAAGACTTCAGTAACTATGATGCCTCCAAATGCCCAAAACGTAACAACAACAGCATCAAATGAAATTACTACTCCAAGTGCAACTAATACAACTACAACTCCAAACATGAGTGATGATGCAGTAGATCATTCACTATCTGAGGTTGCCAAAATCTTTGATGCTAGAGAGTTTGGGAATGGTGCAGCTAATCAAGGGAATGACACAAGTGGTACTTTACAGGATGCAAGTATGCTTAATGCTGAAGATGATATTGCTTATGTAATGGATGATGGACTTACTTCTCATTCTGGTAAGGGTGTTCGCAGACCTTCATATCATACAATGATGGGTAATGGTGCTGATGATTATAATATTTTTACATTTATTGGAACTGGTATAACAAATAAAAATATGGAAAATTCCCCTGACACAAGGCATATAGCTCAGAATTTGCCTTATGGAACTCATATATTAAAATTGAACAGAAATGGGAGTAATGCAACTGAGTACACTATAGATGGTGTATCTGTTAGTTCAACTGCCAGTGCTTGTGGGGAAACATCAGAAGTAACTTTCTACCAACCCAAGAAACCACCTATACCAGAGGATTGCGTAGTTTTGGCAGACTATATGCTGATGGCAGACTATGTAAAACAAGGAGATGCAGAGGATACAGATATTAGTAAAGGAGTAAGATTGGTTAGTGGATCAAGAGATCATTTATGTAATGTAGGTGGTGGTAGTTTTTCTGCAACTACAAATATGTATTCATCATGGATGGGGCCACAAGGACTTTATGGTTTTGCATCTCCTTCTTCTACCCATGCTGCAACCGCATCCCTGCCTTTTTTCGGTAGTTCAGTAAATGTAAGGGTGCAAAACTCTGCTGCTGGTCATACAATCGAATTAGATGGTAGTGCTACAACTGAAGCTGCATTAGATAATGGTGTAAATGATGATGGAGATTTAATAGCTTTAGATAATGCAGACGGTAGGCCAGACCGCCTTGTTCTTGGTCAACATACAGCCAAAACTACTGTTCTAACTGGTGCATATAGATTTTGGGGAACACAAGTTATTTCACCAACCCACAGCAGTTCACATTATCAGACTTTTGAAACACCATTCCTACATGAGTTGGTAGGAGGTGACAGGAACATGGAACAGACTAATCTTGTGGTTACACCAGACGGAAAGACTTGGGATGAGGTTACAAGGGATGTGAGTTATCTTGGGCCAATTCTTGTGACTGCCAATATAGATCAAAATTCAACTGATAGTGATTATTGGTGGCTAATGGATAATTTTCGTGGAGATTGGTCTCAACATGGTAATGTAAATAAAGGAGGAGGATTAGGTAATAAAGACTTTGCGATTTCCTATGACAGATGGATTTGTTTAAAAAATGGACAGTATAAAATCGAAACTAGAAATTATAATTCTAGTGCAGGAAAGTGTGGACGTATTTATGTAAATGGAAGTGAAGTCTCTCAGGGTGTAATTGCTGGTGGAGATCATGGGTATTATAATATGTTGAATACTCGATTATTCAGAGGTGACTATGTTCAAGTGAGAGGAGAAGTATATTCTAATTCAAACTATTACAATTTTAATTTTTTTAATATAACAAAACTATAAATGTTTATATCGCAGAAATTAAATATTATTCAGCAAATTTCAAGTGTTGAATGGGAATGTAGGAGAAGAACAAAAGGATTATCCAAACCTGAGTATTGGACTTGGTTAGATTCTGTTACTTCTGGTAATCCACCAGTTGCAGATTACTCTGGTGAAACTGGATACACTATAGTTGAATGTACCGATGAAGATGTCCAAGCAAGACTTGTTCAGTTAGAAGATTATATTAGTGATGAAGGATATAACATCAAATACTATGTTGCTAAAAGAGATGCAGAAGAAATAAAGGACATAGACGGAAACAGTCACGATCCAAAACAATATGTTCAGTCACACTTTGTTCCAGATGACTCTGCAAAGAATGCAAGGCTTTTAGCCGATGAGTGGGAACGTATCAGAACTGAAC